TGGAAAACATGTCTGTTATAGCCAATGCTAGCGCAGAGTTTAACCCTGCACAAGCTAGTGCCATTTCCGGGAGCCCGCAGCTTCGCGCTGCGGGCAATATTCCCACCGGGCCGGAGAGCCCAGAGGGTAGCCCCCCCCCACAGGGGAGGGTCCTCGAAACCGCAGGTAAAGCGGTCTCCACTGTCCGACGCATGCTTCGCGCTGCGGCGGAATCTGTTGGCCTTGATTATAACAAGGCCAAGCATAACATGCGTCGTTCACACGACGCATGGATAAGGCGGCGTTTAGCCACCTATCAGAGGTCGCCACGTAAATTCGTGGCGACTATCAAGCACTGCTGTACAGTGCTTCGATCCTCGGCGTCTGCCGGGGACTTAACGGGCGAGCAGACTCTGTTCGCCTATAGGACCCTAGTGCCACGGCACTGGGCCAAAACCCATCGCCTTACGCGGGCGATGGCGTGGCAGCTCTCTTATATGAAGAGGGCTCTACCCAAGCCGCCGAAGAGCGACTTGGATCTGGCGCTCCTTGAGCACCATGAAATGCTCTGTAAGACAGAGCATAAAGTACCGGGTTTTCTAACCCAGCAACTTGAAGATTGGGGTCGCAAACTCGGCCCCATTATACCTCAAGATGAGGTATCCTTCTCCTCACATTCATGTGAGGAGCATACCCGCCGTGAGGGCGGTAAAACAGAGGCCATGCTAGAATACATGACCTCCCATGGTGTCACTAGCACTGCGATATCGCAGGCTATTCGTGGCATCTATATGAACACCCTCTATGAGGGTGTTATTGTTCCGGTCACAGAAGACCAGAGCCAGGCCGCCCTGGGTCAGGGCGCGCGTGTTATCCGTAAGATGATTACGGACCTTTTGCCCGATGTTATTATTCGGGCCATGGGTGGTGGGTTTTCCCACTCCCCTGTCGCCATCCGTGAGTACGGGTGGAAAGTGAGGATCGTTTCACGGTCCTCTTGTGTCCTGACCATGGCGTCAGAGACCTACCGCAAGCCGCTGTTTCGGCGTCTTGCAGAAGAAGCCGGACCGTGCTTTACGGTCCCGCTAGGGTCCGAGTATCGACTCAGACTCAAGTCCTCCGTACGCCGTGCGTACAGGAGGGGTGAGGCCAGAATTTATAGCTCTGACCTCTCTAAAGCGACAGACACTCTGTCGCTTGACGCGATCCGTGCTTTTTGCATCGGGTCGTCAATTCCCTTCTGTTTTGTGTCAGGAGGGACGATGGGTGGTGATATCATCACCCGTGGGACCCTTATGGGGATCCCGTGTAGCTGGCCAGTGTTATCAGCTATACACATATCCATCGCGTGGTCGGTGGATCATAAGTCCTCCTTTATGGTAAAGGGGGATGATCTTGTTGCCGTTTGGACATGGCAGCAAGTAAAGGCCTATCGCCGAAAAATGAGGCAGATAGGCTGTGTGATCAAAGGTGATACCTTCGGTCCATATGGGGAGTTCGGTGAACGCCCCATGACCCTCACAGGTAAAGATCTCTGTGAGGATAGAGGTCTGGGTGTCTTTCCACTTCGGTGGATTCACACAGACTCTGTCGGCCCCGTTTATAATGGGGTCCTCACCGCCAAACCCCCTATTCTGGGGGTTGGCGATACTGTCCGTGCGCTTCTAGCGCGCGGAGCTGACCCAGTTCGAATACACCGGGTCCAACAGTGCACGTTTTATCGTGCACAGTCAGCAGCCCGATCACTCGGGCTGTCACCCTACCTTCCGGTCGGGTTTGGAGGCCTGGGGTTTAATCCCCCAGACCCTATGTCTCGCCTCACTCGGCGGGACTCAATGGTGGTCACTTATTATATGAACCACCCTGACAGATATGTTGAAAGTAACATATCTTTGTCCGCAGGTGATAAGAACTTCCTTGAGAAAGGAATTTCTAAATTCCTGGGGACTGCATTGACCAGCTTAGGCTGGTCATATGTGCCGGAGGGTCAAAACCCTCCGGTTAATGCTGGTTCCTTTCCTGTGAACCAGCTTGTTAGGACAGCGTCCATTTCGGCCGTTGTCCAACGTATGGGCAGGGATGAAGTTCCCCTGCCCACTATGCCCAAGCCATATCAGATGCTTAGGGCTATGAAGGCCAATTGCAGACGCATTGGCCGTATTGCCCAGAGGGGTTTCCCTCTGGCTTGGACGTATGCCGGTGCATACGCCTTCCCAGGGCGCCTGTATCCAGACGCCCATCGTGTGGCCCTCTGTGTAATCAGAGGGCCCCTATACAACAGGGCAACCCCTGCTGAAAAGGCTCCCCTCATTTGTGAGGAGCTTGAGGCCCTATACGGCTGGCGTATAGAGCGTAATCCAGCGCCGTTCGGCGCTGGTATAAGTCTTCCCGATCAAATCTGGGAGGACGACACTGTGGAACTCCAGTCCGCAGTGGAAGCTCTCTTTGCTTTGCAAAGGGAGCAGGAGGTCCGGGTCCTTGACCCGGAACCATACCCCTATGCATTTCATAGGGGTAGAAGGGGTCGCAGCGCTAGGTCTGCGGCCCGGGCTGGACTGCTTGCAGTGCCATCCCAGATAAATCCGGAATGTTAGTGCACAATCAGCAGTCAGTACTGTAGGGCGAGTTCTTGTGCTCGCCGCTACTGATTTGCGAGTGAGGT